TTTGATGGCTTTGGTTCTTTTGACCCGGACGTTATTTACAATCGGATCGAATACCTTGCCAGTGGATTGGAGTGTCGCGTTATATTCCTAGATCACCTCAGTATATTATTGAGTGGTCTTGATGGGGATGAACGACGCACAATTGATCAGACGATGACTAGATTACGCTCTCTTGTGGAACGTACTGGCATTGCCTTATTCCTAGTATCACATTTAAGGAGAAGTAACAATGATAGGACTTCGCACGAAGAAGGAGGTAGAGTGTCCCTTAGTCAGCTCAGAGGATCTGCGGGAATTGCTCAATTATCAGATCAAGTCATTGCCCTCGAAAGAAATCAGCAGTCCGATGATGAACGAGATATTGCGACTTTGCGAATCATTAAAAATCGTTATTCTGGCGAAACAGGCTTCGCAGGTAAGATAAAATTTAACCTTAACACTTCACGTTTTATTGATTATGAAACTGAGACCGAACAATTCAACCCAGCCACGGATTTTTGATGGAGGTTATCAACATCCATGGTATGAAAGGTCACAAGCATATGAAGATGATAATTTAAATAGACCTAACCCACCTAGTAAAGAAGCAGTTGAAAAAGCAAAATTCGTTGACAAAACCTACCAATGGATTAGGGACAGTAGTGTTCGATCTGGAGGCAAACGGTCTTCTAAATGATGCTACCCGTATCCACTGTGTGGTTCTCCATTATCTCAAAGATAACCATACGGAAACGCACAATGATGAAAGCCCTGGTGAAGGAATGTCTAATCCTATTCACCGAGCAGTTCAACATTTGGCACTTGCTGACGTTATTGTGGGCCATAATATCATTGGGTATGATTTACCTTTGCTTAAAAAGTTCTATCCTTTTTTCGATCCCAGTGGTATTATTGTCGATACTCTCCTTTTATCTAGGCTCTATCATCCGAACTTATTTGATATAGATAAAAGACATAACTGGAAACACATGTCTTTACAATTATATGGACGCCATTCTCTTGAAGCATACGGTTATAGACTTAATGAATATAAAGGTTCCTTCAGTAAGAATACTGATTGGAAAGAATGGTCTCAAGAGATGCAAGATTATTGCGAACAAGATGTTGTTGTTACCACCAAACTATGCAAACATTTCCTACCTTACCTGAATGGGTCTCGTTAGAACATCAGGTAGCCCACTTACTCACCCAACAAGAAATCCATGGATGGTATTTTGATGAACGCGCTGCACGGGAACTTGAACAAACTCTCCGTGAAGAATATGAAGAAACTACTAGGTTACTTCGAAAACGGCACCCTTTCGTTAGCGGACCATTATTTACTCCTAAACGAAATAATCGGACCCAAGGCTATGTCGCTGGAGCTGAAAGTACCCGTCTTAAAGAATTAAATCCCACATCTAGGGATCACATATCATGGATCTTACAAACACATTATGGCTGGACGCCTTCATCAATAACGAACTCAGGGAAGGCAGTTATAGACGAGACCGTATTGAAAGATATTGGGACGGATATAGCTCTCCAGTTTCTGACACTACTGGATCTGACAAAAAAGCTTGGGATGATATCAGAAGGCGTGAACGCATGGCAGAAGCTTGTTACGACGTCTAGTAGAATACATCACCATTGTTCAGTAGCTACTCAAACTTTTAGAGCAGCCCATCGAAATCCAAATTTATCCCAGGTTCCCTCAGATGAAAGATTTAGGAAATTATTTACGGCATCCCCTGGCATGGTTATGTGCGGGGCTGATCTTAGCGGCATTGAGCTTAGAGTATTATCCCATTATCTTGCGAAATATGATGGAGGACGCTATGCGGAAATCCTTCTCAACGGAGACATTCACCAAACAAATGCCGACAAAATTGGAATTACCAGACGACAAGTTAAAACAGTTACCTATGCCTTCCTCTACGGGGCAGGTGATGTCAAAATAGGACACTCTTATGACAAACAGCTTTCCGAGAACGAGGCGAGAAAAAAAGGTAAAGAAATACGTAAAGCTTATGTTGATGCCATTCCAGGTCTTAAAGAACTCTTGGAAGCAGTACACAAGGCTAGTGAGAGGGGTTATGTTCGCGGATTGGACAATAGAAAACTCTTATGTGAGTCGAAACATAAGTCCGTCAATTACCTCATCCAGGGGTCTTCGGCGATAATAGCAAAACGTTGGATGGTTATCACCCATGACCACATCAAAGAAATGGATTTACGCTGTAACCAGCTCGCTTTTATTCATGACGAGTTGCAGTTTGAATCTGAACCAGAACATGTTGATGATCTCAAACATCTTCTTGTTCTCTCCGCTGCTGAAGCCGGAGAATATTACAATTTACGATGTCCTATAGCGGCTGATTCACAGTCAGGAGCCACATGGGCAGACGTACACTAATTTATGAAAATATTATGCGATGCAGACTTTATTGTCTACAAATCGTGCGCTGCAGCTGAAACTGAAATTGACTGGGGTGATGATACTATCCTTGTCACTAGCAATTTTAGCGACGCATATAATGCCACGAAACGTGAACTTACCAAAATTTCAAACAAATTTGGGTCATTCGCTTCTATGATACTGTTCTTTTCTGACAGTGTAAATTTCAGGAAAAAAATTCTAGCCGATTATAAAGGTCATCGAAATCGAAAAAAACCTTGTGGCTATAAGCGTGTCATAAACAAACTCAAGACTGAGTTTGAAGTAATTATCATGCCTGAATTAGAGGCAGATGACAGTATGGGAGTTTACGCAACCCAACATCCTGGTAATATTATTGTATCTCCTGATAAAGATATGAAACAGATACCAGGTCAATTATATAATTTTGAGGAAACATTCACAGTCACTCCTGAAGAGGGTGCGCGGTGGCACTTAATACAAAGTGCAGCTGGCGACCAAACTGATGGATACGGCGGAATCCCAGGCATTGGGGTAAAACGCGCTCAAGCTTTATTTAAAGAGCATGGATATTCTTGGAAAACAGTAGTAAATGCTTTTGCTGAGAAGGATTTATCGGAAGAAATCGCTCTTGTCAATGCAAGACTTGCTCGAATACTAACTGTAGATGATTATGACTTCAAAAAAAGAAAACCTATCCTTTGGTCTCCCAGCTCCAGTTACGAAATTAACGATGGAGCAAGATCTAAAGTTAAGGTTAATTGAAGATAAGTTAAAATCAGATTTTTATAATCACAAGGATGATATAATTACTTGGATATTAGCTCTTCAAAAACAAAACTATGTTTTATCAAATTCACTCACCAATTTAGTTGAAAAATGGCCACTTCAAGTCCCGATGAACCCCAACGAAGTAACACAAATGTTCGGGATATTACTTCCAAAGGAGGGTTAAGCAAAACTTTTCTATCTGATCAAGCCAAAGAGTTTAGATCTAAATATAATATAAAAAATTCATCTACTTTACCTACACGAAGTTATCAAAAAAATCTAATTGTAGAAGAATTTAAAGAATTTATAGAATCTGAAGGTATGCTTTTCCGTCATGGACGTAATTTACATGAGGAATGTTTAAAAGAATTAGCTGATCTTGTTTATGTATGCTATCAGTATGCAGAAAATATGGGTTGGTTCTTAGATGAAGCGTTAGATAGAGTACATAAAAGTAATATGTCCAAACTCGGAGAGGACGGTAAACCAATATACCGAGAAGATGGAAAGGTCTTGAAAGGACCAAATTATAAACCGCCTAACTTAGAAGATTTATTTTAGAAATGACTGCAGAACTTATCTCCCGCACTGGTCGGGTCCAATCATGGTTGGATAACCCAGAATCTAGACTTCCAGTGAGTTGCACAGTTTTTGTTGTAGAAGACTCAATGGAGGGGAAAAATGGAATCGAAGCAAGCTGGAGATTCGTCTCTCATGCCTTACGATATGGAGCAGGAGTTGCTGTCCATCTATCAAAGCTCAGAGCCAGAGGAAGTGAAAATGGAAAAGGTCTTACAGCTTCTGGACCTGTATCATTCGGCAAAATCTACTCGACGTTAAATGAAACACTCAGACGTGGTGGAGTATATAAGAACGGGGCTTGCGTTCTTCATATGGATATCTTTCATCCTGACATTATTGAATTTCTTACTACATCCAGATCTGAACTTCCCTGGGTTAAACGTTGCGTTAACTTAGATCAAGCATCATGGGATGCGGCGGATGATTTAGTAAAAGATGCAGTAATATATGGTATTAAGTCAGGTGATATTTGGTTAAATAAAATTAAACACGATAAAAACGGAGAACGAATTTATGGCAACGTCTGTCTTGAGGTTTACCTGCCCTCACGCGGAACATGCTTGTTACAACATGTCAATTTCGCAGCCTGTGAGCTCGGGACCATCGAGTCGGCTTTCGCTGAAGGTATGTCCCAATTGTGCGAGCTCCATAGTAAAACAGGTGTCGGAGCAACTGGAGAATATCTGCCAAGTGATACCGACAGACAAGTCGGCCTTGGTGTCCTCGGTCTAGCTAATCTCTTACGAAGATATTCCATAACTTACGAAGAGTTTGGTGCTGCATTACATGCGGCTAACAATAATCAGTCTTTAGATTTTAAAGCTGGTGAACTTGTTGCAGCTATACAAAAAGGTATTAATAAAGCTGCAGAAATAGCTAGAGAACATAATATGGTACGTGCTTTTGCTATAGCACCTACTGCTTCCTGTTCATACAGGAGTCAAGATCTGGATGGTTATACAGCCACACCGGAAATAGCACCACCTATAAGTAGAAAAATAGATCGTGATTCTGGTACATTTGGTGTACAGAGTTATGATTACGGTGATGTAGAAATTGCCAGTGAAGTTGGTTGGTATGGTTACAAAAAAGTAGCTGACGAACTAATGATAATGTTAAAGAATACGGGACTTCTTCACGGATATTCATTCAACTCATGGTCGGATGTAATAACCTACGACAATGCGTTCGTGCAAGAGTGGTTAGATTCACCTCAGACTTCCCTTTACTACAGCCTGCAAGTAATGGAAGATACACAAGATAAGACCGATGCGTATGCAGCATTAGATCAAGCTGATGTAGAAGATTACTTACAGGATATATTAAAAGAACCTGTAACTTGTGATTGTCAAGAATAATGAGAAAACATCCTTATGATAAACTACTCGAACGTAAACGAAAGTGGTCCCCTGTTAAACCAACAGCAGGGATATTTAAAGATGGTAGTGAAGAAACCATCAGACGTGCCCTCGCAATACGTCATATGGAGTTACCAGTTGGTGCCTTCATTACGGAAGGTCTTGAAAAGACTGTTCCCCCAAACGCTAGAAAATTATTAGAAGATAATGTAAAAGATGAGGAACGTCACGATATAGCATTACAATATATAGTAGATGCTAATGGTGAAGATACTCAATCCGAACTAGAAGCAAAGAGAATACGCGATGCCTGGATTTCACATCCTGATCACACTATTACCAAAGCTCTCGTCGCAGAACGAGCTATATTTTTTGTTCTACTTCCTTTCTTTAGGTTTAATGGTGATCCTGCTCTCAGAACAGTATCAGCTGATATTTCCAGAGATGAACAAATCCACGTGGCGGCTAATAGTCTTGTTTGTACTGAGTTGGGTTTATCCCCTAGCTCTTCTTTGGACAAACTTAGAAAAGCTACAATTAACTGGGTACTCCAACCCCTAGGTATAAATACTACCGATAAATATTTGGACAAAAAATTTTGGCTGGATGCTAGTGATCGCTTAATGTATGAGGGTAAAGCCCCAGAGTTTTCTGAGACACAGCGAGCACGTATGCCAGCATTCTTTGAACATGCAAACACAAATCTCCCTCAGTACGCTTAAGCTTCATAACCAAAGGTTAGATGATTTAGTTACTAGATTAGAGGAAAATTTTGGATGGAAACCAATCCACCCTAAAGAAGATATAAATACAATTATGTATAGAGCTGGTCAAGCCAGTGTCATTGAATATATTAATTCCATTATGGAGGATGAAATCTAATGTGCTTTAACCAGCCTCAGCAGGCACCAGCACCGCCACCACCACCAATGCCGCCAACGCCACCGTTAGCACCACCAACGCCTAATTTACCACCGCCACCTAAACCGGTACAAGATGTGGATGATATTAACCCTAAAGTTAGGGCAACTCAATCTAAGAAAGCAAAGAATCCACAAGCTCAAGGTACAGGAGCATTAAGAATACCTCTTGGTACTAATATAAATACAGGTGGAGCATCAATGGGACAAGGAGGAGGTCTTAACAAATGAAGGCACGTGAAAGATATACCGCTTTAGCATCAGCTCGTTCTCAATTCTTGGACACTGCTGTTGAATGTTCTGAACTCACGTTACCTTATTTAATATCCCGAGATTTAATACAATCAAAAAACCATAAAACTTTAAAAACACCTTGGCAGAGTGTGGGAGCTAAAGCAGTGGTCACACTAGCAGCAAAGCTAATGTTGGCCCTACTCCCTCCTCAAACAAGTTTCTTTAAACTACAAATTAGAGATGATAAGTTAGGTGAAGAGCTACCGAAAGAAGTTCGTAGTGATTTAGATTTATCTTTCTCCAAGATGGAGAGGATGGTAATGGATTACATTGCAGCTTCTAGTGATCGTGTTGTAGTTCACCAAGCTTTAAAACATCTTATTGTAGGTGGTAATTCTTTAATTTTTATGGGTAAGGATGGTTTAAAAAACTTTCCTTTAAATAGATATGTTGTTAACAGAGATGGAAATGGTAACGTCCTAGAAATAGTTACAAAAGAATTAATTAGTAGAAAGGTTCTCGGTAAAGAGCTGCCAGAACGTAAACCTAATGACGTCCAAGACGTTTCAAATAATACTACAAGCTCTGATGGAGATGACGTAGAGGTGTATACCTACGTTAAATTGGATAACAAAAGTGGTCGCTGGGTCTGGCATCAAGAATGTGAAGATATGATTCTTGCTAATAGCCGTAGTACAGCACCTAAATCTGGAAGTCCATGGTTAGTACTCCGATTTAATACGGTAGATGGTGAGGATTATGGTAGAGGACGTGTTGAAGAGTTTATTGGTGATCTGAAGTCCCTTGAAGGACTCTCTCAGGCACTCGTAGAAGGCTCTGCAGCGGCTGCTAAGGTAGTGTTCCTTGTATCTCCATCTTCAACCACAAAACCACAGACTATAGCGGCTGCTGGGAACGGTGCAATCGTTCAAGGTAGACCGGAAGATGTTGCTGTTATACAAGTAGGTAAAACAGCTGATTTTGCTACTGCTTCTAGCATGGCTCAACAACTTGAGCGACGAATTGCAGAAGCATTTATGCAATTAAATATTAGACAGTCCGAACGTACTACTGCAGAAGAAGTTCGTTTAACTCAGATGGAATTAGAACAACAGCTAGGTGGCATATTTTCATTGCTCACGGTTGAGTTCCTTGTACCATATTTAAACCGAACGTTGCTAGTACTACAGCGTAACAGACAAATACCTAATATACCTAAAGATTTAGTAAGACCTCAGATCGTAGCAGGTGTTAATGCACTTGGTCGTGGTCAAGATAGAGAAGCTCTTACTACATTCATAGGTACAATTGCTCAGACTCTAGGTCCAGAAGCTTTGATGAAATACTTAGATCCATCAGAAGCTATCAAGAGATTGGCTGCAGCACAAGGTATTGATGTATTAAACTTAGTTAAGACTGAAGAGCAATTACAACAAGAGATGCAAGCACAACAGCAAGCAGCTCAACAACAAGCTCTATTAGAACAAACAGGTCAACTAGCTAATTCTCCTTTAGTTGATCCTTCTAAGAATCAAGCTTTAGCAGAAGGTATTCAGCAAGAAGAAGAAGAACTACCACCTGAAGAAGGAGAAGAACCACCTATTGAATAACAATGGCAGAAACACTTACAATAAATACCACACCTCAAACTGAAACATTATCAGAGGATCTTACTCCTGATGAGCAAGATTCTCTAAAGGTTGGTGAGGAGTTAGTATCAGAACATGAGAACTTACTAGCTGGTAAATATAAAAATGCTGAAGAGTTAGAAAAAGCTTATACAGAATTACAGAAAAAATTAGGAGAAGGTGATACAGAGTCTAAAGAAGAAACAGAAGAAGTAACTGAGAAAGAAACAGAAACTTCTCCTGTAACATCTTTGTTAAACGAAGCAAGTGCTGAGTATTATAACAATGATAATAGTTTATCTAAAGAAACCTTATCTAAATTGGGTGAACTAAATAGTTCAGAATTAGTTGAAGCTTATTTAGAATTACAAAAGAATTCTACACAAACTACTACTGAAAGTTCTGATTTATCTGACGCTGATGTAACTGCTATCAAGCAAGTTGCAGGTGGAGACGATCAGTATGCTCGACTTGTAGAATGGGCTAGTAATAATTTACCCAAATCTGATGTTGATTCTTTTGATGAACTATTAGAATCAGGTAATAAAGGTGCTATTCAATTAGCTGTAAAAGGTTTGAAAGCACAATATGAAGATGCAAACGGTTACGAAGGAAGAATGTTACAAGGTAAAGCACCATTATCATCTAAAGATGGTTTCAGAAGTCAAGCTGAATTAGTTGAAGCTATGTCAGATCCTCGTTATGATAGAGACGAAGCTTATAGAATGGATGTTAGAGATAAATTAGAAAGATCAGATATTAATTTTTAAACGAAAATCGGCGACCCGAAAGAGCGTCCTCGCCACTACTCCCAGAAATTTTTAAATGACAACAGCCACATTAACCAAATCCAATTGGGATAGATTCTGTGACTGGGTTACAAGCACTGATAACCGCCTCTATGTGGGGTGGTTCGGTGTCTTAATGATACCCTGTCTTCTTACAGCAGCAACTTGTTTTATACTTGCATTCGTTGCTGCACCTCCCGTCGATATTGACGGCATACGCGAACCCGTCGCAGGATCTTTACTCTATGGAAACAACATCATTTCAGGAGCAGTGGTCCCCAGCTCCAACGCCATCGGTATGCACTTCTATCCCATCTGGGAAGCAGGAACAATTGACGAATGGCTCTACAATGGTGGACCTTATCAACTCACAATATTCCACTTCCTCATTGGTATCTCAGCTTACTTGGGACGACAATGGGAACTTAGTTATAGATTAGGAATGCGACCATGGATTTGCATAGCTTATTCAGCACCAGTCGCAGCAGCCTTTGCTGTATTCCTGGTTTATCCATTCGGACAAGGGAGTTTTAGTGATGGTATGCCTCTTGGTATTTCTGGCACTTTCAATTTCATGTTCGTTTTCCAAGCCGAACACAATATCCTTATGCATCCGTTCCATATGCTCGGTGTTGCAGGGGTATTCGGTGGAGCTTTATTCGCTGCTATGCATGGAAGTCTTGTTACTTCTTCGCTTATCCGTGAAACAACTGAACAAGAGTCTTTAAATTATGGCTACAAGTTCGGTCAAGAGGAAGAGACGTATAACATTGTTGCGGCTCATGGGTACTTTGGGAGACTCATCTTCCAATATGCTAGCTTTAATAATAGCCGTAGTTTACATTTCTTCTTGGCTGCTTGGCCCGTCATTTGCATATGGATTACCTCTATGGGCGTTTCAACCATGGCGTTCAATCTTAATGGATTTAACTTTAACCAATCCGTAGCAGATTCAGCAGGTAGAACAATCCCTACATGGGCAGATGTATTAAACAGAGCTGACTTAGGTATGGAAGTAATGCACGAGCGTAATGCTCACAACTTCCCTCTTGACCTAGCAGCTGTAGAACAACCAGTTGGTTAGTGTATTATTGGCGGCCCGAACTGTTCATCGTCACCGCCATTGTTCACTTCCCTTAAGTTTAAATGATTACAACAGAATATGGCAAACAAAATATGTTTGCAACTGAACCACCTATCGAAGTATTAACAATGAACGACAACGCAGAACTACAAAATGGCCGTTGGGCTATGATTGGAATTATGGCAGCCCTCGGTGCCTACGCTACAACTGGACAAATCATACCAGGAATTTTCTAATGCCAAAGGTAAACGGTAAAAAATATCCTTATACAGCTGCTGGTAAAAAGGCAGCTGCTAAGGCTAAAACAACTACCACTACAAAGAAAAAAACTAAATACGCTTAACACCGCGTCCGTTCATCCATATTCATGGACGCATGAAACCAAGGCATGGAACGGGGTCTTGGTACATTAGGAATTACTCATGACAGTAAGACTAAAGTATCGCGGTGTAACTTACACTAAAACTATTAAAGATTAATTAATGAAAAAACTTGCACTAGCCCTAGCGGCCACTCTAGCTTCTGCTCCTGCAATTGCTGGACCATATGTTAATGTAGAAACTAACGGTAACTACACTGGATCTGATTATGAATCAAGAGCTACTGACCTTCATGTTGGTTATGAGAACACACTAGGTTCTTTTGACTGGTACGCACAAGGCGGTAAAACAATCAATGCTGTAGATGGTGTTGACTCTGAATCTAATTGGTCTGGTAAAGTAGGTGGCTCTGTAGCTGCTACTGATAAATTAGGTATCTATGGTGAAGTAGCTTTCTCAAATATATTTGATGAAGATACTGATAACACATGGGGTACCAAGCTAGGAGCTAAGTACGCTTTCTAATGGGACAACAAACTAAAGGAGGTTTGGGAGTAGCACATCCAGTGCCCTACTCTCCAGCTGAAGAAACAGTAGATACACTCCCACATGATAAACAACCACCTGGAGTAGATGAAGAGGTTGATTACGATTCTCTTGAAGAAGCTCTCACATCTTAATGGACCATGGCTAGGAGTCTTCGGACTTCTAGCTATCCTTATATTTATCGAGGGATTACATACTCGATACCACCATAAAGCAGCACCTCATTGTGCTAGCGAGATTAGTTTAGCGGTAAAACTGTAGCCTTCCAAGCTATTGTCATCGGTTCGATTCCGATATCTCGCTTTGGCTTTTGGCCCTCCAAGGAGGATACCCTTTAGCCGTCTAGACGGTAGGGAAAGACCTACAAAAAAATGATCAAAAAATTTTGCATGCAAGAAAGTAAATATTAATTTTTATCCATAACAATGGCACAACAAGCAACGACTGCCAATGCTAATGGACCGATTTGGGGAGGTGCCGATAATGGTGCCAATACCACGACTACCGCGAGAAGAGCTTTATATCTTAAGCTGTTCTCAGGAGAGATGTTCAAAGGTTTCCAGCGTAATACAATCGCTAGAGATCTTGTTACAAGACGTACCTTAAAGAATGGGAAATCTTTACAGTTCATCTACACAGGTCGTACCAAAGCGGAATTCCATGTTCCAGGCCAGTCTATATTAGGTAACGACGAGAAGTCACCTCCAGTAGCAGAGAAGACCATCACTTGTGATGACCTCTTAATCAGTTCAGCATTCGTGTATGAATTAGATGAGACACTTGCTCACTATGATTTACGTGGTGAAATCTCTCGTAAGATCGGTTATGCATTAGCCGAAAACTATGACCGCAGGATTTTCCGTGCGATCTCAAAGGCTGCTAGACAGCCAGCACCAGTTTCTATGAGTAATTTCGTAGAACCCGGTGGAAGTATTGTTAAGGTTGGTGCTGCTAATAGTACTGACGCAACAGACGCTTATGATTCAGCTAAGTTAGTACAAGCCTTCTTCGAGTCGGCTGCTATCCTAGATGAGAAAGGTGTCAGTGGCGAAGGACGCGTAGCTGTACTAAACCCAAGACAGTACTACGAACTAATCAGGAACTGTGCTACAAACAACCTGATTAATCGTGACGAAACAGGTGACGCATTACAATCTGGTAATGGAATCCTTGACATTGCAGGCATTAAGATCTACAAGTCAATGAATATCCCATTCCTAGGTGACTATGGTGTTAACCTAGCTAACCTACCATCAGGTGCTGTATCTAACATTAATGAGGCTGCTTCCAAAGGCTCCTTCATTGGTGAAGATATGGAAGATATGGATGCTTCTACAACCCCATCTGGACAGAAGACCGTTAACAACTACGGTACTGCTGCTAAGTTTGGTGGGTCTTGTGGTTTGATCTTCCAAAGAGAAGCTGCCGGTGTGGTTGAAGCAATCGGACCTCAAGTTCAAGTTACATCTGGTGATGTATCCGTGGTTTACCAGGGAGATGTTATCCTAGGACGCTTGGCTATGGGAGCTGACTTCCTTAACCCTGCTGCTGCTATCGAGCTTACAGCTGGTGTTGATGTTTCCGCTAACTGGAATAACACTGCTGTTTCTAACGCAAGTTTCACTTAAATTTATATTATTTAACCAACATATCGGGGGAGTTTCGGCTCCCCTTTTTTTTATTCACAAATATTTATACCTATGGCTACCTCAACAATTGACACCGATACAGAACTATCCGCAGTGAACTCAATACTGGGTGCCATCGGTCAGTCTCCAGTAACTGCATTGGGTAATGTTAGTTCAACTACAACAACAACAGCTGCAGGTACAACAGTTACAACAAATTCTTATGAGAATCCTGAAGTATCTTTTATTTACAATATTTTAGCTGAAGTAAATAAAGATGTACAAAATGAAGGATGGCATTTTAATACTGAGAAACATGTAAAAGTTACTCCAGATGCTAATGGTTATTTAACATTACCAGTTAATACATTAAGGTACGATAGAAATAATGATAATTTTGATAGAACTGTAGATGTAGTAGTACGTAATGGAAGATTATATGATTTAGTAGACCATACAGATGTATTTACAGGAGATCTATTATTAGATATTGTTACTCTATATCCATTTGAAGATTTACCTAACATCTTCCAACGTTATATAACTTATAGAGCAGCAGTAAGAGCTGCTACTCAATTGGTATCTAACCCACAACTTGTAGCTCTATTGAAAGAAGATGAAGCTAAAGCAAGAGCTGTTTGTACTGAGTATGAATGTAGCCAAGCTGATCCTTCATACTTTGGTTTAGAACATAGTTCACTTTATAGATCATATCAACCTTACCAAGCTTTGAGTAGATAATGGCAAGCATTACACAAACAGTAAACAATTATATAGGTGGTATATCACAACAACCTGACGAAAAGAAACTACCAGGTCAAGTTGTTAAAGCTAATAATGTACTTCCTGATATAACACAAGGTTTATTAAAAAGACCAGGAGGTAGACTTGTAGCATCCTTAAGTGATAACGGTACTGCCTCATTAAATTCAGTAACAAATGGAAAATGGTTTCATTATTACAGAGATGAAACAGAACAATATATAGGACAAATATCTAGATCAGATGGTACCGTAAGAATATGGGATCGTGATGGTAATGCTAAAACAGTTAACCATCAAGGTAATGTTAAAACATATTTAACTCATTCTGATGATCAAGATCTACAAACTTTAACTCTTAATGATTATACTTACGTAACTAATCGTACTAAAGTTACAGCAATGGCTGCAACTGTTGAAACAGTTAGAGATCCAGAAGCATTTGTTGAATTAAAAACAATTAAGTATGCATCACAATATGGTTTAGAATTATACGATAATACTAATACAACCACTCTAACAACGGCTACACGTTTAAGCCTCAGTTGGAGTGAAGACGACGGTGGTGCTAGTAATTCAGTTTGGACTGGAGGGGAATGTAAGAGTGTAGGTACACAGTTGTTTTACAAAACCCATCCTAGTAACTCAGCTAAAAAGAATCTTGTTTATCGTATAACAGCTACTGGACAACCTGTTACAGGAGGGGGACAAGCTAACCCTACTTATTATTGTACGTATAATATTGATTATGAACTGTTATATGGTGGTGAAGGTTGGGTAACTAATGATTCGATAAACCAACCTAATTCAAGGATGACTGCATCAAAACATGATACTGATTATACTGTAACAATTGCAGATCATTCTACTTCAGTAGTTAAAGCAAACTTAGCTTTAGT